CCGGTTTCTGTCAAATCATTCAGCGAAATCTTGCTTTCGCCTTGGCTTATGTTTATAGACAGGCGCTGGGATACGGAATGCTATCTCGTCTTGACATAGGTGCCGATTCGTTCCTTCGTCACCTCGTCATACAAGACAATCTCGCTGGCATAGCAATTCAGCGACACGCATTGCCCAATACCGTTTTTGACGGTGATGATAATCTCTCTGCCACTGGTGAGACTGACCGTACACTCGGTTGTACTACCGTCCGAGTCGAGCTGGCATACGGAATGCTATTCTACAAACCTGCATACATAGTTCTTCTTTTCGTTTGAATCCCAGATTCCGATGCCGCTCTTTTTGTCAAACCAGACAGACATCGGCGTGCCCGCAATCGAGAGCTGTAGCACTCCGTCATCGGCGGTGTACGAGACTCGGAAGACCGTTCCCTCCTGCGCGAACTGAACACGGGATACGGAATGCTATAGGCCAGTATTCTGTCGGATGAATGCGACAAGCGTTTTGTCGACATAAATATGTAGCCCATTGTTGCCGTCTTTTGCCTTCCACTCAAATCTGATTCTGTCATTGATTAAAGCGGTTCTGTGTAGGGATACGGAATGCTACTTAGTCCACAGTGTTTTGATATTGCCTGTAGTTCCGTACTGTAATTGGATGCCTTCTGCTTTCAATATGGTGACGTAAAGCGATTTGCCGTCCTTTAAACAGAATTGCATTTGGATATAAGTGTCATCGCCCGACCCCCACGAGCCGTAGGTAATTGAGGTAACGTCTCCCCAGAAGGCCGGCACTCGGGATACGGAATGCTCTTACACGTTCGCCTTGATTTTTACAGCCAGTACGTAGTTGACGCGGACGCAAAGGTAGTTCTCTCCGTCTAGGTTTTCCCAACTGAGCTGAATTACCTCTGCGTCACCTTTTGTGACCATCGAGGATACGGAATGCTATTCGTCCTTTTTAAATACGGCGACATGTTTACTCTCGGTCTCGTTAAAGACGAGAATCCTGTCATTTAAGAAGTTCACCGTAATCCTGGTTGCTCCGCATCGAAAACCGAGGGTTGGCAAATTTTGGCTATTAAGTTCCACTTCCGCTGCAATGCCGTCGGAAGTCTGGAATACGGAATGCTATGCAACCGAAATGGAGCAGTCATAGCCCATCGGCGTCATGACCACTCCGAAAGACCAGTTTGGGGTTTTTATCACGGCCGTCGTTTTGTTCTGGAATGTGATGTTAAGACTCTGACCTGCAAGAATCTCACTCGTCGAGGTTATGCAATTCAGGAAAATGGCGCTCGGGTTGCCGTTATTGTCGATAATCAGAAACGCTGTCGAATGGTTGGCGGATTCAAACGACAGCGTCACGCTGCTTTTGTCATTTGTAGCAAACGTTTTAAACGGGGATACGGAATGCTACTGCGGTGTTAGATACTTCCAGTTATCCCAACTCGTTGAGTTGCGTCGCATTCGCATCGCGACTTTTCCACCGAACGAGAAGGCGAACTGCGCAGAGTATGTCACTCCGGGGTTCTGCTGTATAACTAGCGCCGCATTGCTTCCAAAATCGCTGGGAAGTCCTTTTGGGTTGACAGTCGTTGCAAACATTATGCAATTCGGTGGGTTATCCATGTCCGTAACTTCTGTGGCATATAGCTTGGATACGGAAAACTAAGCAAACGAGATGGTCGGCTCTCCAGCAGAAATAACGGTAACGTTGTTCCAATCGGTCGAATTGAGGGTGATGGTTGCCCCGTCATCGCTCCATGACGGCTCGTTGCTGTTCCCTGCGAGCAATATCGCGGATTTCGATATTCCCGAGACGAAATACAGGCACGCCTTGCCCTTGCCGTTGCAGTCCATCATGACTAGTGCGACCGCTCGGGTGGCAGAGCTGAATGCGATGCTGACCGTACCGTTTTCTCTTGACATGTCATGGGAAAGCAGGGATACGGAATCACCACTCCATAGCTGCCGTGTATGAATCGCTCGCCCTAGCAACGACCGTCCTGAAACTTTGCAGGTAGTGCGACATGGCGGTATTGACCGTGGAATGCCCCAACGCCACGGCTATGTCCTCGATGGCGGCACCATGCTCCAGCGATATGGTCGCCCAGCTGTGGCGCAGGCATGTCATCGGTACGTGGGGCAGGTCGAATCGCTTGCAGAACGCGCGGAACTTGCGGGCCACGGCGTTGGGGTCAAGCAGGCATAGGCGACCAGACCTGCGGGCACCTCGTATCGCTCGCAGGCGCTCAAGCGCGAATCGCGGCAGCTTGAGTTTGCGGTCTGACAGTTTGGTCTTGCATCCCGTCTCCACGACCTCTCCGCCTACGACATGTAGTCCGCGCTGTACGTGAACCCATCCGCTACGCCAGTCCACATCCTCGATTCTCACCGCGCACGCCTCGCAGCGGCGCAGCCCGAGCGCGGCACCCAAGAGCACTGCGACCTCGAATGGTTGCCCGACGATGGCTTTAAGCGTCACGCGCTCCTGCTCGGCGGTCAACGTGGGGCGGCGCACTGTGGGCTTTTTCGGCAGCTCTACGCCCTGCGTCACGTCCCAGATTCTGAGCTGGTGGCGGCGCAGCACCCAGCGGTAGATCTGACGGAAAGTTTTGTATGCCTTCTCGGCGGCACCGGGGAGGTCGAACGAATCGACCCAATCTTGAACCTCTTCAAAGCTGATCGTCTCGATCTCGCGCTCACCCCACATCGGCATCAGGTGGCAGCGGATGGCGCTGCGATAGCCCTCAAGAGTGGTGGCGCGGAGACGCTTGCCCTTGTCGGCCATGTACTCGGCGGTGGCATCTGAAAACAGCATTTTTGGCTATCCAATCTCTAAAAAATCCCAGACGTTTTGCATGGTAGACCTCCGCATTTCGTCTGGGATTTTTGGCTTTAAAACGCGGGGGACGGCGGCTTGATACTCGCAATTAATTCCAAGCGTAGGAGAGGGGAGGTGAGTGGATGGAAGTGCTCAAACTCTTCGCGCCTTATGGCCCAGGCTGGCTAGGTGGCGCAGCACTGGCGCTCATCGCCTTTTACTTCGGAAAGCAATTTCTCGAAGAGTACAAGCGCCAGAACGAGCGCAAGGGCGAGATTGACCTGAAGCGCGAAGAGCGCAAGCAGGATGAAGTCAAGGAGCGTGCCCAGCGCGATCGTGAGCGGTCTGAGATGGAGGGGCGAATCGCCGCCCAGATGGAGCGCTCGAACTCACTGATGGAAGCCATGAAGACCCTCATGGAGTCGGTTGTTACATCCAATGAGGTCTTGCACAACGACCTTGCGCACAGTCAGGCGAGAAGCCAGGGAATGGCGCAGAAGGTCGACCACATCTGCGACCGAGTTGACCTGCTCTACGACAAAGAAAAAGGTAGATAGGAGGAATTATGACTACCGAAGATATTGTCAAGAAACTGACGAGCCGAAAGTTCTGGCTTTGCACGGCTGCTTTCTTGGGCTCCGTCGCGACCAGCGTTGCCGGCATCGCCACAGACAACCAGACCGTCGCCGCCATCGGCACGGTGTGCGGGGTCGCGAGCGCGGCCATTTATGCCGCAGCCGAGCAGGCGGTCGATGCAGCCCGCCTGAAAGCAGGTGGAGCGAATGACCGAGACTAAGACCGAGTCCAAGCGCAAGCTGCCGCTCCGTAGCGCCTTTGCCGTTGCCCTCGCCCTTGTGGCAGCGCTTGCCGCTCCACTCAGCGCCGAAGCCTACCAGAGCGTCAACAAGTACGTATCTAACGGTCACGGCTACCTCAATGCGTCTTATCTCGTAATTCATGAGACGGCAAACCCTGGCGCATCCGCCTACAATCACACACTGCTTTGGTCGCGCGACGACACCTATGCTGTCCACCATGTTATGGAGCTTGACGGTTCCACCGTGTACAACACCGTGCCGGAGAATCGCCTTTGCTGGCATGTTGGCAATGGTAACTACGCCACTGTCGGTATCGAGCTGGCCCACGCCACCAATGCCAGCGACTTTGCCAAGCAGTGGAATGAAGCGGTCAAGTGGGCGGGCGATGAACTCCGCTCTCGCGGTTGGGACACGTCCCGACTCTTGAGCCACTACGAGGCCGCTCAGCGCTGGGGTGGTTCCGACCATACCGATCCTAACGGCTATTTCCGTCAGTACGGCAAGACGTGGGCCGAGTTTAAGCAGACCGTGGCAACTTACCTTGGCAGCGGCTACATTGCGCCGACCGCGCCGACCGATGCCAACGGCGGCACGTATCAGCCCCCCACTTCTGCCACTCGCACGAGTTTCCCGAAGTCAACGGGCAAGAGCGTCAACATCCACTACGCGCTCCATAATCGCTACGGCGCGTGGAACGATGCCGTGACCAACTTCAACGACTCCAACTCCGAGGGCTTCGCCGGTATGCCCTACGGCTCCCACGACATGCTCATCGCTTGGGTGGATAGCGGCACGCTGCGTTATCGCGTCCACACTAAGGAGAGCGGTTGGCTCGGCTGGGTACAGACCGCCAATTACAACGATTCCGTAAATGGCATGGCAGGCATCTGGGGCCAGACCATCGACGGTGTTCAGATGTACTACATCACCCCGTCTGGAGAGTACAAGCAGGTCTACTACCGTGCTCAGGACGTTGCACACGCAAACTGGCACGATGAGGTCTGCGATGACGGCTCCACCTATGGCGGCGATGACTACGCTGGTATCTACGGCTACGCGCTTGATCGTCTCCAGTGCTACGTGTCTGACGGTACGCGCCGATGATGGGTTTGGTAATCGCCTTTATTCTCGGCTCCACCTTCGGTAGCTTGATGTTCTTCTTGGCGCTGTGCATCGTCGGCGCATTCCGAGACGATTAAAATAAAGGCGCAATACAAACCTCGTTTGATGTTATTGGCCCCGCTCCCTAGTTACTGGAAGTGGGGCCAATTTTTATTTAGCGGTTGCGCCCGCGTCCTAACTCAGTCCATATGTTCTGAAATATGCACTACTATGGAGACCTATGGAAACGTATAACTGCACTATGGAGCACTATGATGACCTATAGAACACTTATCTACTACACCGCCGAGGACTAAGGCAATTTTACAAACCCGCAGGTAGAACGCTTGCATAAAGGTTTTGCGTCCTAATTTGTCCTTACGGG